AATCCTGAAATTATTTTTACGACAACAAATGGAAAATCTATTCTTAGAGTTACTTTACATGATTTTATGACTAAAATTAAAACCACCAGTTCTGCTGCCGATTCAGACGTATGTCTATTAAAAATCAGTGGAGCTCAAAAGTTATCTAAAGGTCTAATATCTAATGTACTTACTAGGAAAGATTTACAAAATTTATGTAGAACTACAAGTTTCAATGCAATTTTATTCGGAACTAGAGCAGCAGTTAATGATCCAAATGCGATTTTTATAAATTCTAGCTACGTTACAACCTCTTTAAACAAAGGTTCCATCAAAGTAGATGCAGTATGGTCCGATCCAGGTACTGGATATGCTCTAAATAACACTTTTATGTATAATACAAATAGTGGTAATGGAGATTGTGGATCATTGCTAGTCCTACAAGATGGAAATTATGAAAATAGAGTATTCTGTGGAATGCATGTTGCCGGAGGTACCAATTTTGGAGTTTCATGCTCTTACGATCAAGAATCGTTGCGTGAAACCATTGATGCCACTTATGGTAAACAAGAAGTTTTTGAGAAAATGGAACATCCACCATATTTGGAGCAACCGACTTTGGTTCCCCAATCTGGTTTAATTCCTCGATACAAAATTTCACCATCTTTCTTTAGAGCAAGTCATTCCAGGTCTAATTTACAAAAATCTAAGTTCCATAGCAAACTTCCCGGCAATTATGCCTCAGTAGGAACGTTACCTGCTAAATTAAGAAGTTTTACTAATAAAGACGGTGTAGTTATAGACCCAGGATTATTATCTTTCTCTAAATATAGTCTGATTCCCCCACCTATTGATGTGGATAAGGTGGATCAGGCTATTAATTCATACGAAAATTTACTTATAGCACATTCAAAAATTAAAACCAGTGAACGTCGTATATATGATTTAGAAACGGTTTTACATCATTTCGAGAATCTGAACAGTATTGCTTCTAGCACCAGTTCGGGTTTTCCTATGAGTAACAATGATAAGACAAATTTTAAGAAAATTTACTATCAAGCTATGCAGGATGGCAACGCTGAGGCTTCGCAAGCAGCGTTAGCTTCTTTAAGAAAGGAGTACGATCGTGTAGTAGATATGTATAAGTCTAATATCAGACCATTCTTTGTCTATAAACAATGTTTAAAGGATGAAACCTTACCTAGAGAGAAAGTTATAATAGGAAAAACTCGCTTATTTAGTGCTTGTCCTTTTGTACTTTTATGTCTATTTAGGTCTTATTTTGGAGCATTTATTAGTGATTACTTTTCTATGAATCTGAACGTTGGTTCCGCAGTAGGAGTTAATCCATACGGTTCTGACTGGGATTCATTAGCCAGAAGATTATTAAAATTTTCAGATCATTCAAGCGAATCAGTTATTGCAGCTGGTGATCAAGGTCAGTTTGATGCCAGACAGTGGCC